GGACTGTTGGGAAGGATGATGAGTGAAGACATAAGAGGTGAGAGTTGACCCAGCCAGTTCTACACTAAAATGCCTACAATGCATCAAGAAAATAGTCGTTTGTCTCTGTAACAGAAGGGGTTACACGAAGCGTCGGTTCGATTCCGACCCTCGCCTCTCTCTCTGTAAAACAGCGGAAAAGGCTCAAAGTTGACACACCCAGTTCGCACACGTTTTAGATATTGCATACGCTTTAGATCCGCGTTTGACTAAACCGTATGCCTTACAGCGACCGCGAGGAACAACTGGCCGCAATGCGGCAACGCTACGCCGAGCGGTATGCCAGTGACCCGAAGTTTCGTAAGGCAGAATCCAAGCGCAAGGCCCGCTACTACGCCGAGAACCCAGCCTACCAGCGGCGGGTCAAAAAGAAGGTCAAGGCCCGCCGGAAATCCGTCTGATATTAAAAAGATGAGACGGGTTGGACTGTAAATGTCCGACCCCTGTTGCTACTTTCGCGGGTGATATGGAACACCAAGCTATCGAACTCGTTTTGCAAATCGCACGGCGTGAGGGTTTTACCCCATCCGAATTGTTGGCCGACACGCTTGACAGGTGTATGAAGGTGCATGACACTTGCTTCCATGAAAAAGAAAGCCAGCACAAGCGGCAACCGCCGGTCGAAAGATCGGGTGGTGAAGTCCTTGTCGTTTCCGAGTGACTTGGTCGAGCGCATCCAAGGCGTGGCCGACGCGCAATACGGTGGCGACTTTACAAGGGCGACCTTGGAAATCCTCGCTACCCGCTATCCCGAAGCGAAGAAGTTCCTGCGCGAAAACCAGACCTTCAAATTCAGCCGAAAAAAAATTTAGCGGGGCCATCATTTTTTTCTTGGCGAGGTGTAATGCACATGGTGTAATGCACCCAACTTCGATGTAAATCGAGGCTCCACACACACAATGAAAAACGAAAACACAACGACGGCCACGGGGATTCCCGCCGTGGACAAGTATCACGCAACCGGAGAGACGGACGTTAAAACAATCGACCAACTTTCGCGTGGTGAGTTCTTCAAATTCAGCGACAAGATTTCCGCGAAAGTCTGGCGGCTTGGCGCATATGACCGTTCCGCTCGCGCTTACTGGGCGGATGATTGCTCCGACATTTCCAACGGCAAACTCGTCAAGTCCGACCGCTACGTTTTTGTCGGCTTTGATTACTAATCGCCATGAGCAAATACATTCTGCATCTAAAAAATCATGGCGGCACGAAGTTCGCCGTCGCGGAAATCGCCGCCAGCAAACGTCCAAGCAATGACTCCGAACTGATTGCCGCGGTCGCACAATCTGGCGGCGCTTACATTAGCGCGTTCCGCGGCTATTCCTACGATCTAACAAACCCAGAGTGGATTTCCGCCGAGGAGTTTGAGGGCAATTGGCGCGGAGACTGACACTTAAACTACCCAAACACCAACGCGGGTTCCACCCCCGCTTACATTTTAGCCCATGCCCACCAAACCCACCACCACCCGCAAGAGCATATCGATGCCGCGTGACCTCGCCGCAGTGATCGAAGACCGCGCCCGCACCGAACACCGTAGTTTCGCCAAACAAGTTAGCAAGATCGTGGCCGACTTTTTTGCGTCCGAAGGTGTAATACACCTAACCAAGCCCACTCATGAATCTGGTCGATAAAGCCCACGCCGCCCCCCGCGGCGACCAACGCAACTACAGCCATGAACTTGTCGATGCCGTCGAAGTGTTGCGGTCGAAGGGCTGGGGCTTTCGCGCCATTCACCAGTGGCTCGCGGACGAGGGCCAAGACGTCAACCCGAACTGGGTCACTTTCGCGTCGGCTATGTGCCAACGCATTCAACACCGAAGGGACAAGAAGAACACACAATGAACACTGAACCCACCTACACACTGAAACCGAGTTTCACGCTGATGGAACTCGTCGCCATGCGCGTGTCGCTGAAGACATACATCTGCGACATCTGGAAATGGCGTCACGACGCAACGTGGCGCAAAACGATCCGCGAGTGCATCGCGGCGATCCGCAAAACCGATCAACGGGAGGTGTGCATCTAATGGACTACCTCCTCGTCGGATTCTTTACCGCTCTGTGGGCGATGACGCTTGTCCTCGTCTACGGGCTGGGCTGGGTCGCCGGTCACGCGACCGCCACAGACAACCACCGCTGGAACCGCTGGCTCCTTCGGAAAATCGAAAACCGCAGCACGCGAATTTAGGCATGCAACCCACAAAACAAAACCCGCCGACGCAGCATGCCGCGCCGACGGGTCAGAACACAATGAAGGGACAAAATACAATGAGTGAACAAAATGGTCAACTGGTCGCCCAGAAGGCCCAACCCGTCGAGATCCAACTCGACTCACACGGAGTGCAACTGCGCTCCTTCGACGAGATGGCCCGCTTTTGCAAGGCCGTCGTTAACAGTGGACTGGCTCCGAAAGGCTTTAGCTCGCCGGAGGCCGTCATGGTCGCCGTCCAGCATGGCTTGGAACTGGGCCTCGCGCCTATGCAGGCGCTCCAGTCCATCGCCATCGTCAACGGCAAGCCGGTGGTCTACGGAGACACCGCGCTGGCCATTGCGACGGCGCACCCGTCGTTCCTCGACATCGATGAGAAGGTCGAGGGCAACACCGCGACATGCGTGGTCAAGCGCCGCGACCGCTCGCCGGTCGTCCGCACCTTCTCCGAGGCCGACGCCAAAAAGGCGGGCCTGTGGGGCAAGGCTGGCCCTTGGCAGCAATACCCCAGCCGCATGCTCCAGATGCGGGCAAGATCGTGGGCGCTCCGCGATGCCTTCCCCGACGCGCTGCGCGGTCTGGGCATCCGCGAAGAGGTGGCCGACTACCAAGTCAAGGTGGCCCGCGGGCGCGAAGTCGCGTCCAGCGTGGTGCTACCGGAGGTAACAACCGCCGCGGAGTTTTTCGACACCGCCGCGGAGCCAAGTCAACGCGCCGCGCTCAACGACAAGGCGACCGGCGAACTGTTTGCGGAGGTGCTGAAATGAACAGCGGCATCCTCTCGTTACCGGAAGGCCAGTATCGCGCCGCCGAAGGCATCAGCAAATCGCTGCTCGACTGGATTGCGCCGCCCAAAACGCCCGCACATTTCAAGGCCAAGCTCGACGGGCTGATCCCCGACGAGCAGACGCCCGCGATGCGCTTGGGCAGCATGATCCACCGCGCCATCTTGGAGCCGGAAACGGTTGCCAATGCGTGGGTCATCAAACCCGCGGGCATGAACTTTGCCACTAAAGAGGGCAAGGAATGGAAGGCCGCGCAGACGCAAGCAATCATCACGCAAGACGAAGCTGACACGATTACCGGCATGCGCGAGTCAGTCTGGGCGCATCCCGCGGTCAAGCGCGTCTTGGCCAACGCGAAGACCGAGGTTTCGCTGTTTGCGAATGGCGAAGACGGCGTCCTTCGCAAAGCGCGGATCGATGCGCTGCCAGAGGGCGGCAACGTCATCGTGGACATCAAAAGCTGCCAGTCAGCGGACGCGGACATGATGGCCAAGTCAGTGGTCAACTACCGCTACGACGTTCAAGCCGCCTACTACCTCGATCTGTGCGCGTTGCTGGGACTCGACAAGACGGAGTTCCTGTTCGTTTGCGTGGAGAAAGCGCCGCCGTTTGCGGTTGCCGTCTACGCGCTCGATCAAGACGCAATCGCGTGGGGCCGCAAGCAGTATCAGCGTGACCTCGCGCTGGTGAAGCACTGCATGGCCGAGGATCACTGGCCGTCGTTTACGACCGACATCACTACGCTGGGTCTTCCGGCGTGGGCGCAGAAACAAGCGGAGAGCGCCCTCTAATGAGCGACAAAGCCTACGTTCCGAGATGGAGCCGAGGCATCACGCCCGCGGAGTGGCGTCAGCGTCTAATGGCGCTGGCGCTGCCCGTGCGGCACGCAGCGGCGCGGATCGTGTGGTGGGAGACGCTTTCCCTCCGCATGGTTCCCGACCGCAGCGATGCGCTCGACGACATGCTGAAACACGGCGCGGAGGTTCCCGACAGCGACCTTCAAGCCGCCCTCATTCAAATCGGTCTGCCGGAGGGATTCGTTCGCCGCCGGATTACCACGCCCAAACCGCGCCCACCGCGCAGAAAAAAGCCCATCACATGATCACTGCAATTATCGACGGCGACCCACCAACGGTCACCGCCCAGCAAAAAGGCGTCTTCGTCCGCGGAGGCAAGCCCATGTTCTTCACCAAGAAGAAAGTAGCCGACGCGCAGAACGCGCTCGTCGCACAGCTACGGAAGTTCGCCCCGCGCAAGCCGGTTGAGTTTCCGGTGCTGATCAAACTGAAGTTCGCGTTCCGCGTGACCAAAGCCCGCCCACACGAGCGGGTGCATGGCGTGCGACCGGACATAGATAACCTCACAAAAGGAGTTTTAGACGCTCTCACACCCGCGGGATGGCTCACAGATGATGCGCTGATCGACCAGCTTGTCGTCGAGAAGTGCCGCGTGGGCGACCCGTATCTGGAAGTGACGATGAAGGAGAGACAATGAAGTGGCTTAACATTGAAATCAGCATCCTCCGTTCGCCCGATTACGTCGGTGCGGAGCCGGTGGAACGCGCAACGTGGCTTAACCTCTTGGCCTACTGCGCGGATCAAGAAAACGGAGGCATTATCCGCAACTGCCGGTCATGGAAATGCCGCCAGTGGCAGCAGACCTGTGGTATCACCTCTGCTGAAGCACAGCTTGAAGCACAGCTTTACCAGTGGGCTGGCGACGATCTGCTCGTTTGCCATTATCCGGTGAGCAAGGAAGCGGAGTTGCGGGCCAAGCGCGAGGCGGGTGCCAAGGGCGGCAAAGCCAGTGGCAGAGCGCGTTCCGAAGCACAGCTTGAAGCAGTGCTTGAAGCTGACCTTGAACGGAAAGGGAAAGGGAATGGAAAGGTAAAGGGAATGGAAGGGGAAGAGTCAGTGCCCGCCGAAGTCGTTGAGACTCCTACTTTGGAGCAATTCAAAGTTGCAGCCAGCATGCTCATGGTCGAGGAGGACATCGCGGAGGAAATCTGGCACGACAACGAATCCCGCGCCATCGCCCCCACCGGCCACTGGACAGGCTGGAACGGCCAGCCAATCCACAACTGGCAGGCGAACATGAAAGCCAGAGCCGCCGCAATTGCGCGGAAACGGCCCTCCAAGGCGTTGACTAAACCCAAGGGGGTCTGGGACGCCAAACAAGGCATCGACGCCTTAAAAGCGAAGCTGGAGCGAATGAAGGGTGATCCGCGTTTGCGACAGCATAAAGCGCAGACACCTTGGGAGACGGAGTGGAAACCGGAGGCGAAAGCCGAGGTTGCCCGCATCCGCGAGAAAATCCGCGAACTGGAAGGGGTGGTGGCAGCGTGAGGTGGTTTATTCCATACACTCCGAACCTTGGCGACAAGCGCATCCGCCGCCGGTTTGCATGGTTGCCCATTAGCATTCCGACCTACGAAGGCGCATACAACAAAGACATTTGCCCAAAAGGAGAAACCGATGTCTGGCTTGAATGGGTTACGGTTGAAGAACAGTGGTGTTGGCGCGGGTTAACGCAGCCGAGAATTGGTTGGAAGGTCATTCGGGAGGTGGAGGCATGAAGTTCTCATCGAGCATAGAACAATTCGAGCAGCCGCCGACCGTGGTGCCGCCGCCGTCAACCGCCGTTTACAACGTGTTGGCCGCGCACGCCATGAAGCTGCAACACGAACGGGACGCCTATTACCGCGCCATCGAATTGATCGCTGAAGACTGCGAAGCGTGGCTGGCCTCCGAAAGCGACGAACCGAGCGCGGAGTTTATCAAGCTGGTTGCGAAATATGCCCGCGAGCAATTAACCACGCCATGATCCCGCCCTTCGCCAAAATCACCGGATGGAAACCGATGCTCGACGCGGTCGCCACGGGACGCGCCGCCAAGGACTACCGCAAAAGCGCCAGAGTCAGCGGTCGCCGCGTGGCGCGGGTCATTGGCATTTCGCCCTCGCACATCTGCGATATGGAAAACGGACGCCGGTCATGGACAGTCGAGCAAGCGTGCGCCTACGCCGCCGCGGTCGATCAGTTGCGCGGCAACTTCCATTTGACCACACCCATAAAATCCACACATGCCCAACACGCTGGAGTCCTACATCCAGAACGTCCTGCACGATGACGAGATTACGGTGATGAACATTCTCGCGGAGCATTGCTATCTCGTTTCCGACAACGCCTTTCGCGCCGCGGACGTCGGCAATACCGGCGAAGTCGTCGCGTGGATGGAACGCAATCCGCAATACTTTCGGAGAGGTTTAGTCAAAACCAAAAGACGATGAAACTTTTCGGCGGAACAGGCTGTGTCAACGTGCATGTGGCAATCGCCCGACATGTGTGTGGGGGCCGCTTCGATATGACGCTAATCGAAGCCCGCCGGAACTCTTTAGGAGGAGCGGGATGGGTCGGGGGTCTAACCGACGCTCATCCGAGGGGCGCAGCCGTGGCCCAGCGTCTGCGCTCCGCACATCTTGCAGCAGAAACAGGCATTGCGGCGGCGTTGTTATGTGCGCTGGTTACCATAATCGCCTGCTCCGTAACCGCTCTAAAAGCGGAGCCTGCTGCATCTTTTTTATGATGCTGGAACTCGCACGCCCGTTCCCCGTCTCGACGCCTATTGGCTATGGCTGGGCGATCATCGTCAGCCGCGAGAGCAATCTCGCCAACGACATCTGGACGGTCGTCATGGAACGCGACGGCGCGTTTGTGCATTTCCGATCCGAACAAATCTGGGCGCTCCCCAACGGGACGCTCGATATCAACACAACACCAACACCATGCAATACAACGACGACAACCGAGGAGCCGCCTTTGAGCGGCAAAGTGACAACCCCAAAGCGCCCAAGTGGAGCGGCCCTGTCAAAATTGAAGGCCGCGATTACGAGATTAGTATTTGGGAGCAAACCAGCAAAAGCGGGAAGGATTTCCTCTCGCTGAAGTTTGGCCCGCCGTGGCAACCAAAGGAAAAGGGCAGCAACTACAACGCACCGAAACCGGCGGCACCGCGGGTCACTGACGAGCCAGCACAAGACGACGACATTCCGTTTTGATCCTGCACGAGACACAAGCAGACCGGCGCACCGAAGCGCGGATCGTCGAAGCCGTCGCCGCCAAGCACGGATTCGGCACCGCGTTTTGCTCCAAGGCTTACCCCGTGGACTCCATGTTCATGCGGGGCCGGAGGCCGGTCTGCTTTGTCGAGGCAAGGCACCGCAACAACGCAAAGGACAAGTATCCGACCTTCATGTGGTCGCTGCAAAAGTTCATCCACGCGAAGCAGTTTGCCGAAGTGCTGCCGACCGTCCTGCTCGTCGAGTGGGAGGATGGCATCTTTAGCCACCGGATCAACGGCGACCACTACGAGATCAGCTACGTCAACCGCACCGGCACCACCGGACGCACCAGCGCCGACAACGAGCCGGTCATTGAAATACCGACGGACAAGTTCAAAGAGGAAATACCGAGGGAATACACATGGTAAAAATCGACTTCGCCATCCAAACCAGTGAGCGCACCCGCAACCGGCTACCGCTATTGGAAAACTGGACACGCCATGTCCAAAAACCCAGCACCGTCCGCTTTGTCAGCGACGAGCAAGTCAGCCGCGGCGATTACTTGAGCGCGATAGACAAGACTATCTACGCCATCGATACGTTCCAGCCGCATTACGACTGGCTCTACATTGTCGATGACGACGGCTACGTTGTTCCGCGGCGACTGGAGTTGCGACTGATCGACGTCAATCCCGACGAGCAGCACGCCATCGGCTGCGTGCAGGGCGTGCTATCCAACGACACCCACAAGTTTCCGGCGATTCATGGCGGGTGCGGCTACGCGCTGTCGCGGGCGACGGCACTGACACTGCAACAGCGGCACTGGCATGGGGAACTGGTGCGACACCACCGGAGCAGCGACGGCACTGTAGCAATCAACTTGCACCTCATGCGCGTATTGCCAACCGGCGACACGCGCTTCACCGCGAGCGTGGCCAAGGAAGAGGACACTGACACGTTTATCGCGTGCCATCGCGTCATCAATCACCCCGAACACCTTATCCATTTGCCACGACTCAACAGCGCACAACCAACCATAGTTGAGGCGAGCGAAGCGAAGCCGAATAAGTTAGAGCAGTTTAGTCAAAACACGGTCAAGAGTTTAGTTTGACCAACAGAGTATAAAAGATTCACGACATGACTTCTCAAACCGAAAAAGACAAGCGCATCGACGAGGTCGCTGAATGGATTGTCAGCGGCATCGGCTACACTGAAGTGCTTGCCAAAACTTGCACTACTTTCAAGGTGTGCGACCGGACGGCCCGCAGCTACATTGCCGCGGCCAATGCTATCGTGCGGGAAGCGCGGATGACCATGAAGGAAACTACGATTATCGAAGTGGTCGCCTGCTTGAAGGACACCTATCATTCGGCGCGGCGAGAGAACGACCACAGCGCCGCGACCGGAGCCATCCGCGAACTGGTCAAGCTCCTTGGGCTGGCCGAAGCCGAGAAGCAGGAGGTCAAACACGACGTCACTGACGAACTGGGAGAAGTGCTTGGCATCGTCCGCAAAACAGCAATTGCTTAAAGACCTATCCGACCCGCTCCGGCGGTTGTCGAGTCTTTACAAGATCAAGCGGGCCAGCGACGGCGCGGTCGTTCCGTTTGTGCCGCGGGCCGAGCAGCAGCGGGTCTACGACATGATCTTCAACGAGGGATGCAAGCGGCTGATCATCTTAAAAGCGAGGCGACTGGGCATGTCTACGGCCATCGATTTACTCTTGGCCGACCAACTCCTTTTCAGCGAAGGCGTGCAGGCGTCGATTGTCGATCAGACAGCGAGCGATGCGGAGCGCAAGTTGTCAACCATCGTAAAAGTCGCCATAGAACATTTACCGGAACCCATTCGTAAGCGTTACGAGTTTGTCCGCGACAGCGGCAGCGTCATTGAACTGACGCAAAACGGCGATGCGCCGAGCGCCCTTTTCGCCGGTCTACGCGCCCGCGGCGGCACCAACAACTGGCTGCATTTGAGTGAATGGGGAGTAACACAAGCCGACGACCCGCGGCGCTCCGAGGAGATTCTGACCGGCGCGATCCCGTCCGCGGAGCATGGCCGGATCATCATCGAAACCACTTGGAAGGGCGGGCGAGGGGGCCACCTATGGGAAATCGTCAAGGGAGCCTTGGAGACGCCGGAAGCGGCCAAGACCGACAAGGATTGGCGCGTGGTCTTCTTCCCGTGGTGGAAAGATCCGACCTATGTCGTCGAAGGAGATGTGGCTACGATCAGTCCAGCGATCAGTCAATACTTGGACAACATGGAGCAGGCGACCGGCCACACGTTCAGCCCGCAGCAGCGCCTGTGGTATGACCGCCAGTCCCGCGACTTGGGTCTGTTTATTTTTAGAGAATTTCCCACCACCTTGGACGAGTGTTTCAAAAGTCCAGTCGAAGGCGCAATCTACGCGGGCGAACTGGACAAGCTGCGGGCCTCCGGTGCGATTAGTGCTTTCAAGACCGACAACAGCACACTCGTTCACACCGCGTGGGATCTGGGCAGTCCGGTCAATACGGTGGTCTGGTATTTCCAAGTGATCGGCGGCAACGAGGTGCGCGTGATCGACTGCGACATGGACATGGACATGACGCCTGTCCAGCGCGTCGGCCACATGCTGGCCAAGGGATACAGCTACGGAGCGCACTTCCTGCCCCACGATGCCGCGGCGACCCGCACCAGCGGCAAGGCCGACGCCCAAGTCTACACCGAGGCCGGTCTGGCCAACGTGCGCGTGCTGCCGCGGACGCATGACATCTGGATCGGGATCAATGCCTGTCTGCAAATGTTCCCGCGGTTCTCGTTCCGTTTGCCTGCCTGCGAGCGCGGATTGGATGCCTTGGCCAACTACGCCTACAAGCGGTCGAGCGCGACCGGCATTGTGGTCAACGAGCCAGTCCACAACTGGGCCAGCCACGCCGCCGACGCGCTCCGCATGATAGCCGAGGCCGAGATGGCAGGGATGCTCAAGACGGGCTTTGCCAAGCCGCGCCCGACCGTGGTGACAACCGGCATCCGCGAACTGGACTTCACTCGCAGGACAATCGTCAGACGATGACGCCGATCGAAAAGTGCAAGATGCTTTACACCGCGGATTCCCCGCGGACGTTTGAAGAGGACATGCTCGCGCACCTCTCGCATGGCTGTTTCTTCTCTACGCCGGAGTATGTGATGATGGCGCGTCCGGTGTGCAGTGCGGCCCCACAGGAGATGATCAACGACGTCTGGTGTGGCTTCCAGCGCAAGGACTGGGACGCATGGTATGTCTACGCCTTCGCCTTGGCCGACGACCAAGGTCTGGCGGGTTTAGTCAAAAAACTATTGCGCCACATACCGTTTTATCTTCCGCTCATCGCATGGGAGAGGAGTGGCCATCCGCTGACTTTCTTTTCGACCGACAAACTTACTCAAAAATATGCGAAACTATCACTCGTCCAAGATTGACCTAACGTGCCGTTGCCACTTCGGCGGCGGGGCCAAAGCGCCGCCCCCACCGCCACCAATGCCCACGTTTCAAGCGCCCCCGCTTCCACCGCCGCCGCCACCGCCGCCACCGCCACCGGAGGCCCAGACGATGGGAGCCAATGACGCTGCCGACATGCAGCGCAGCGCCGCGGCCCGTCGTTCCGGTTTTCGCAAGTCGATCCTCGCGGGTGAAACCGGCGGCTACGTCAATCCGGCCACTGGAGCCAACAGCCTCTTGGGCTAATTGTCTATGGTTGCTTGGCCCGCACGACTCGATCTTCGCACCCCACAAGGGTTGCAAGTGTTGGGGCAGTTCATGCGCCAGCGTTTAACCGAAGGCAAAAACCGCGCCGCAGCGCAGGCGGCAGCAGCCAGATCCGCAACTCCCGCAGCGCCAATGCCGTCAAACGATATTGCTCCCGTCGCGCAAAACATGGATGCGCCCGCGCCCCAGATGAGCAAGCGCCGCTCGCTGCTGACCGCACAAGCCTCAATGGGCGGTCGCTACGGAAAAGTGGCCAAGGATCTTTTGGGATGAAACATGGAGCTAACCTTCCATCTGGCCGTTTTTGCGGTGGGCATTGTCCTGCTGATTACCGCGGCTAACGACCCCGACATGTGGTAATGAAAGACAACGTCCAACTCGCTGATTGGGTTCTTGCCCGCAACCAAGACTTGGGTTCCGAGCGCGCCTCATGGGACACGCACTGGCAGGAGTTGGCCGAATACTTCTTACCGCGCAAAGCCGAGATCAGCGCCAAGCGGAGCGTGCCGGATAGTTCGCGCTACGACGTCCTCTTCGATACAAGCGCCGTTCAAGCCGCGGCCACGCTGGCCAATGGGCAGCTTGCCTACATCACGCCTGCTGACAGCCGGTGGTTTGTCTACGAGCCGCCCAAGGGTGTCAACAGCGACAAGGCCAAGCAGTGGTATGCGAAGTGTTCCGAGATGACCCAGTTGCTCTTGGCCACCAGCAACCTTTATACGGAAGTGCATGAGTTGTATTATGACGACTCCGTCTTCGGCACCTACTGCATGTTCGTTGAGGCAGGAATGTCGCACCCGCTCGTTTTCCACAAGTTCGACATCGGCACCTACAGCTTGGCCGAGAACGACGAGGGTCTGATCGACACCGTCTTCCGCGAACTGGAACTGACCGTCTTGCAAGCCGCGGACAAGTTTGGCGAGGACAACCTCGCTCCTGCCATGCAGAAGAAGCTGGCCGAGATCCGGCGCACCGGCAAGGGCGGCACAGTGAAGCACCGCTTCGTTCATGCCCTCTACAAGCGCGAGGACAACGACCGCGACCGCAACAAGGCCGACGGCCCCAACAAGCCTTGGGCCAGCGTCTACGTTGACCAGAGCAACAAGCATGTCTGCCGTAACTCCGGTTACGACGAGAAACCTTTCTTCGCCGGTCGCCATGTTAAAAGCCAGCAGGGCGTCTACGGTGTCTCTCCGGCATGGATGGCGCTACCCGAAGCCCGCCAACTCAACTTTTTAGCCAAGCAACTTGACGCCCTGTCGGAGATCAAAGCCTTCCCTCGTCTCCTCATGCCCGCTACGCACGAAGGGGAAGTCGATTTGCGCTCTGGGGGCGTCACCTACTACGACCCGACGCAACCCAACGCTCTGCCGCAGGAGTGGGCCACCGCAGGTGACTATTCTATTGGACTCGACCGAGAGGCCCGCAAGACCAACGCGATCAACGTTGCCATGCATGTGGACATGTTCCGCATGTTCGCCTCGCTGGAGCGGGCCAACATGACCGCGACCGAAGTGGCCGAGCGAGCCAGTGAGAAGCTGGTGCAGTTTTCGCCCTCGTTCACCCGCAAGACCACCGAACTTCTTTCGCCCATGCTGCGCGGCGTTTTCGGCATCTTGATTCGCAATGGCCATTTCCCCCCGCCGCCGCAGGACGCGATCCAGATGGACGCGATGGGCCAGCCCATGCTGCCGGAGCCGGAGGTCAGCTACGTCAGCAAAGTGGCGCTGGCCATCCGCGCCATGCACAACCTTTCCTTGGCAAGGACACTGGAGCGCAACGCGATTCTCGCGCAAGTAAGGCCAGAGGTTTTGGACAACTTCAAGTGGGACGTCATTGCCCGCGAAACCGCCCGCAACGACGGACTGCCTGCCGACTGGCTGGCCGAGGAGGACGAGGTCGAGGAGGCCCGCGCCGCCCGCGCACAGGCACAGGCCCAGATGCAGCAACAACAAGAGATGCTGACGATGGCCGAGGCCGCGGGGAAGGCCGGTAGCGTCAAGCAGGATTCTGCTTTGGGACGACTGATGAACCAAGCCACCGCATGACCACCGACAAAGAACTGGAGCGCAGCAAGAGCCTTCAGCGCATCAACAACGCTTACCACCGATGCTTCGACAACGAAGACGGGCGCGTTGTCTTGGACAACCTCCGCGCCTACTTCCGCATGAACCGGCCCGCTTTTGAGCGCACGCTGGGACGTCCGTTCGATCCCATCGCCGCCGCGGTGCGTGACGGCCAGCGCGAGGTGATCCTTTTCGTCGAACACAAACTTTCCCTGCCCGTCGTCGGTGATGCCGACGTCGAGCGTCCAACCACCGAAGTCCTCCGCTAAAGGCGGTTTAGTCAAAACACCAACCAACCAACACCACCATGATCGATGCAACCACCACCTCCGAAACCAGCACCACCGCGGACAGCGCCGCTGTTCCCGCGTCCACCGCACCCACTGCTAACACCAGCGTCACAACCGAAGGGACACTCCTTTCCAGTTCGCCTGCCAGCGTTACCGACGCGCCAGCGCCCGAAGTAACCGAAAAGCCCGAATGGCTACCGGAGAAGTTCTGGCGCAACGACAAGGCTGACGTTGAAAGCCTTTCCAAGTCCTACCAAGGGCTGGAGCAACTCTTGGGCAAGAAGGCCAATGCCATCGTCCCGCCGAGCGAGAAGTCCACGCCAGAGGAAGTTGCCGCCTACCGCAAGGCCATTGGAGTTCCCGACTCACCAGAGGGCTACAACCTCAAGCCGGAGCAACTGCCGGAAGGCGTCGTCTGGGATGAGAGCGTGGCCAAGCGGGCCGCGGAACTCGCCCACAAGCACAACATCCCCGCCAGCGCGATGAGCGAACTGATGAAGTTCGACATGGAGCGGGCCGCGCTGATGAACCAAGCCGCCGCCCAGATGATCGAAACCCAACTGGAAACCGGACGGGCCGAACTCCAGAAGGTGTGGGGCGACAAGATGCCGGAGAAGATCGAACTGGCCCGCCGCGCCGCGGTGACCGCCGGAGTCGATCCGACCAGCCAAGGCTTCGTCGATCCGCAAGTGGTCAAGGCCATCGTCAACCTCGCGGAGAAGCTCTCCGACGACAAGCTGGTCGCAGGAGATCAGACCGGAGCCAGCAGCACCCGCGCCCGCGCACGGGACATTATGACCAACGCATCCAACCCGCTCTACGGTCGCTACCAAGAGGGTGACGCGGAGGTGGTTGACCAAGTGCGCCGGATGCTGACCAGCGCCTAATCGGCTCACTAATCGACTCACCATGTCTAAAAAACCATCACGCCCGCAGTTGCTGGTCGTCGTCAGCGATCTGCATTGCGGGTCGAGCGTAGGGTTGATGCCGCCGGATAGCGAAAGCATCAACGGCAACACCATCGGATTCGGCAAGAACATCCACCAAGCGTGGCTCTGGGAAAAGTGGCAGGAGGCACAGGCCCAAGTGTCGGAGATTGTGGGCAGTGATCCTTTTGTGCTGCTGTGCAACGGCGATGCCACCGAGGGCATCCACCACAAAAGTCCCGAAGTAGTCGCCACGCTCATCGAACTGCACTGCAAGATGGCCGCGGAGGCGCTTCGACTCATGTCGCAAGCCGCCGCCCAGACGCTGGTAGTCAAAGGCACCGAGTGCCACACCCATGAGATTGAATCGTATCTGGCCCGCTTGATCGGAGCCAAGGACGGCGTGGCCCGCGAGAAGTGGCTGTTCCGTATTCATGGCACACTGGTAGACGCCACCCACCACATTGGCGTGACCAGCCGCGCTTATTTGGAGGCCACCGCCATGTCGATTGCGATGGGCAACGCCCGCCTCAATTCGCTTCGTGCCGGTCACGAACCCGCCAAGGTCTTTCTTCGCGCCCACCGCCATTGCGGCGGATGGTTTAGCGACGGGGCGTCCATGCTGGGCATTACCGGCGGATGGCAGTTTCTGACAAGGCACGCCCACAAGGTGGTGCCGGATGCGATCCCGCGTCCCAGCATGATGGTGCTGGACTGGCGCAACCAGCCGGAGGGCGCACTGCCCAATGTCCACAATCTGCATTTCAACCCGCCCGCGCCGGAGGTCGCGGATCTGTGAAAAGGCCGCTGACCGCCGAGCAAATTGCCGCCGCCGCGTGGGCCGCGGCCTTGGCCACGCCCAAGCAAGTGGACGAGGTGCCGGAGGGCTGGCTCACCCCCAAGGAAATAGCGGCCAAGCTGGGCAAGGCCACCCCCACGGTGGGTGCCATGCTCTGCCGCGCCGTGGCCGAGGGCCGGTGCGAGCGCAAGACGTTCCGAACAACTTCCGGCAGCGTCACCCGACCCATCCCGCACTACCGACTCAAATGAAACACATCCCCACCAAACGAGTCGCCCTCGACGGCAAGTGTTGGAGGGTCAAGCTCCAACGACCGCCGGATCGCGAGCCTGTAGACGGACTGTGCGTCCGAGACGATCGAAGCGTCTACATCCACCCCGACGCTATTGCCCACCGCGGCAAGGAACTGGTCATCCATGAACTGCTTCACGCCCGCTTTTGGGACATCGAAGAAGACGCTATTGCCGAGGTCAGTCTGGTTATTGCCGAGGTCATGGATTGGGTGGAGCGCAAGAACGACGGCGTGATCGGATGACCGGCGCATACTTTTTGCAGAGTTGTCATTCTTAATTGCCCTTTAGTCTCAAAAACTTCTCAACACTTTCTACTCCGCGATGACCTTTGTCCCGCTGCTCATCTGCACGCTCTGCTACGGTTGGACGGCGGTGGGGTTTTACATGCAGGACGACCGCCCCATGTGCGCGGTCTTCGTCGGCTACATGTTCAGCAACTTCGCGTTTGTCTACATCGCAATGAACGGACGATAATTTGGCGGTGCGGCGTGGAGATGGACACGCGGCCAGACAGTGGAGCGTTACAAACTAACACAAGAATATGTAACAAAGCGGGTGCAAGTCCCGCCACCGCCCCCTACTCAAGATTCCCGACAGCATACCCCATCGGGGCGCAGATTTTCCTCCGTCTCTGTATCCACTTTTCCGCTATACCCGTTCGGGAACTGCGACAACCCGTCTAAAAATGACAGGTTTTTGTACACGTTGCGGACAACATGTTTAAGGCATCGACACGTTGCTTAAATAAGCGCCGGTCTTGTTAAAGAAAGCGCCGCGAACTTTTTTTGACTAAACCCTTGCGCCAATTTCGGCGCAGCGCAATTCTCGCCCACAGTTAGGCAGACAACTCCTTGTGGAGCCTGTCCGACGGCAGCCCAAGGCCGACGACCCGCGCTCGCGGATAATCGGTAGCGCCGAGGACACCACAACCAATCAACCCGACGAGATCGGCACGACGCCGGTTTAGTCAAAACCAAAGGAGTTAGTTATGCCCGTATCACAAATTCCGCAATACTTCACGACGGAGTTCTCCAGCAACTGGGAGCATCTGCTTCAGCAGAAACTTTCCAAGCTGCGCGAGTACGTTTCCGTCGAGACGGTCCGCGGCAAGGAGAAATCCTACAATCAAATGGGCGCAGTGGAGATGCAACGCATCACCAGCCGCGCAGCCGACACCAACATCAGCGATGTGGCTCTTGCCAAACGCTGGCTTCGCCCCTATCCGTTTGAACACGCCACGTTGTTCGACGAGTGGGACAGCGAGTATCTGGGCGAGGTCAGCCTTCCCCAGAGCGAGACGGTTGCGAATCACGCCGCCGCCTATGCCCGCACCGCCGACAAGGTGATCATCGACGCCGCCCTTGGCACCGCCTACACCGGAGAAACCGGAGTCACGCCGACCGCTTTGCCCGCTGGGCAGAAGATCGCCGTCGATTTCGTCGAATCCGGCAGCACGGCCAACAGTGGCCTCACCATCGCCAAGCTGCGTCAAGCGGCGTTCCTGCTCACCAACGCCGAAGTTGATGACAGTGACCCGCGCATCATGGTCGTCAGCGCCAAGCAAATCCAAGATTTGCTCCGCACGACCGAGGTGACCAGCGGCGACTTCAACACCGTTCGCGCCTTGGTCAATGGCGAGATCAACACGTTCATGGGATTCACCTTCCGCCGTGTTGCTTCCAGCCTCTTGCCCTACGCGAGTGGAACCGGCGTCCGCACCTGCTTCGCCTACGTCAAGTCCGGCATCAAGCTGGCCGACGCAGGACGCAAAGTGCATGTCGATATCCGTGCCGACAAGAGCCACGCCTTGCAGATCCGCACTGTCGCCTCTTTGGGCGCAACGCGCATGCAGGAAGCCAAAGTCGTCGAAGTCCCGTGTGACGAAGTCCTCTAACAACTAACCAAGGAGAACAACCAACATGGCTACCTTCTACACCGACATCGCTCCGAGCGATCTAACCCTCAACGTCCGCAACCGCGTTAGCGGCGACCTCTCCAACGGAGACGTCCGCTACGCGGAAGCGACCTACACCTGCACCGGCACCGAAGCGGCCACAGGCGACAACATCGAAGTTGCCGTTCTGCCCGTGGGCGCAACGCCGTTGCCGGAACTCTGGCGCGTCTCCAACGAGGCGAGCATGGGCGGTTCCGTTATCGCCATCCCCACCATTGGGGATGCCTCTGACGCCGACCGCTACAGCGCGACAAGCATCAGTGTCAACAGCAGCACCGCGGGTTCCACGGCGGTTACCCCCGCCATCGCGACCAGCGTGTTGCCCCGTTACACTGTGACGGCTGACACCCAGCGTGTGGTCGCCGCGATCACCCGCACCAATGCGGTGACCGCAGGGAAGAAAATCAGCTTCCTCATCGCTTACAAACTGTAAGTCCCGACTGATTAACGCGCTGGCAGGCCGCGAATAAACGCCTGCCACCTTTTTAACTTTTCATGGCCGACGAAACCTCCATCTGCAACTTGGCTTTGGCCAAGCTGGGCATCAGCCCGATCATGGCGCTGACCGACGACAGCAAGCAGGCCCAGTTTTGCAACCGTTTCTTCGCTCAAACCCGCGACGAAGTCTTGCAGTCCCATCGCTGGAACTTCGCCATGCGCCGCTCCGCGCTCAACAAGCTGGCCAACGCCCCGCAAAGCGAGTGGGAGAGCGCCTACCAGTTGCCGTTTGACTGCCTGCGCGTCGTCCAACTCAATGGCTACGAACCCAACGAAAGGCTGGGGGAGTTCAGCGTCGAAGGCGACCAGCTTCTGACCAACGCGGAGGAGGCCAACATCCGGTATGTTGCCCGCGTGGAGGACGGATCGTTCTACCACCCGCTCTTTGTTCATGCGCTGGCCACCATGCTGGCCTCGCGTTTAGCAGGCCCGCTGACCGGAAGCCGCAACATGCCGCAGGAGTTGCTGCAAGAATACGAAGCGTTGACCGGCCCCAAGGCCCGCATGGCCGACGCCTTTGAGGAGCGTCTGCGCCGCAAGATGCCGTGGACAAACAGCGACCTTGTCGCGGCCCGCTACACCAAGTTTCCCAGCAGCCAATAGATCATGGCCAATCTCCTCGTCACCGCCCTCAATGCAGGCGAGTTGAGTCCTTACATGGACGCCCGCACGGACGTCGAAAAATACCGCAGCGGATGCCGCACGCTGGAGAACATGGTCGTCCTGCCCTACGGAGGCGTCTACCGCCGCGCTGGCACCGAGTATCTGGGCGAGGCCAAGAACGCCAACCAGCGGTGCCGTTTGATTGGCTTTAATTTTTCCGTGACCACCCGCTTTGTCTTGGAGTTTGGCCACCAATACATCCGGTTCTGGGGCAACAACGCGCCGGTCGCGCACCCCGCCGGATCGGCGTGGGCCACCACCACCGCGTATGCCATTGGCGACATCGTGACCAACGGAGGCACGACCTACTACGCGGTCAGCGCCCACACCAGCGGAACTTTCGCCACCGACCTTGCCGCCGGTCGCTGGTATGCCCAGCCTGCCAGCGGTGCCTTGGAAATTCCGTCGCCCTACCAAGAGAGCGAACTGCGCGAACTGCAATACGTCCAAGTCAACGACATCATGTATATCGCGCACGCCAACCACGCCCCGCGCAAGCTGGCCCGCTTGGCCGATAACGATTGGACG